ATTACCGACAGCAAAACCAGTGGTATTAACTACAGCATTTGCAGTAGTATTAGCTATAGTAAATGTTGTAGAGTTGACTACAGAATTAACTGTGCTATTACCAACCGAGATAGCAGTGATAGCAGTCGCATTTGCGGAAATGCTATTGAATACAGCATTAGCAATACTACCTATATTCGAGAGATCATTTGGTAATGCCATAAGTTATTATTCCTTATACTATTTCGACTGCAGAACGAAACAGATCATCTAGTTGTTCATTAGTGAGATTGAGTTCTACCTGTAATGATGTGATTAACGGATCATTACGATATATCCCTATAGCATATTCCCACGCTTCCTGCACTTCATCTGATTGAGTCGCTATGAATGCATTTACTGTAGTCAGTAAACCAGCTTTACGGAGTGTTTTTCGAGCCTGTAGTGGTGTTATTGATTCTGGTACTGGTGGTGGAAGTGGTGGTATAGGAGGACCTGGTACAAATGGAGCGGGTGGTGGTGGATTTGTCCATTTCTTACCTTTTTTAGTTGCACCATTCACTATACCATCTGGAACTTCAGTATCATAAAACTTAGCTATGTCCGGATGATAAAGTAAAGTTGGGTCTCCGGGAGCTACATCTCGTACTGTATTAAGTGGATCAATCCAGGCGAGGGGCATTAGTAGCCCTCCGTCCAGTAGAGGATTATTGCGCCAGGGCCGCCTGCTCCACCGCCGTTTGAAGTAAACGAGCCACCACCACCACCTCCGTTCCCACCACCACCGGCGGCGGCACCGGCGTTGTTCAAGCCGGCCGCCCCGCCGCCGCCAAAGCCTCCTCTACCGCCAGACTGGGTGCCTCCACCCCCCGAAGTCCCGCCGCCACCACCGAGGCCGCCATTGCCGCCGGCGACGCTGGAATTGCCCGCCCCCCCACCGCCGCCTGTACCACCAGGGTAGCCGATGGTTCCGCCTCCAGCCCCGTCAAGTTGTTGCAACAGTAGCAGCACGTATGGGTGCGTTCGGCTTACGTTCGCACCAGACGATCCTGCGGTCGATGAATTGTAATTTACAGTAAAACCGTTTCCATCAACTCCAGTGCCGCCGCCGCCATTGGCCCCACCGCCGACGCCGGAACCACCTGCTCCGCCGCCGCCACTGCTGGTCGTGTTTCCTCCTCCTATGCCGCCACCGCCAGTATACGTCGCGCTACCGGCAAGAGGCGCTCCACCATTGCCGTAAGGCGATCCCGCCGCGCCGCCACCTGATGTTGAGTTTGCTATGCTGCCGGGCTGACCGCCTGACGCAGTAAACGCAGCCCGTAACGCCGCAGATGCAGCGCCAGTGCCGCCTGCACCGCCTGATGTAGCGGTTGAGCCGGCTGCTGAACCGCCTGACCCGCCAGTTGCCGTCAGCAGCGCACCAATACTCGATGTACCGCCGGCGCCGCCTGCGGCGCCGCTAGTAGCACCCCGTGCGCCAGATGCGCCAATAATCAGAGACAGGGTCTGCCCTGGGACTACATCAATAATCCCCATGGCGAAGCCGCCCCCACCACCACCTCGCCCATAAGTACTGCTCTCATTGCCAGCAGCCCCTCCTCCGCCACCGCCATAGACCGTGCTCATGATCTGGTAAACATTCTGCGGCACCGTGAACTCGAAGCTGCCCGCCGTCAGGAATGCGCGAAAGCTACGCCACTCAGGAGGCGCAACCCGTGTCGGAGTATTAGGCGGTAGGGGATAGCCATATGAACCAAGATTACTCATTAGAAGTCACCTCCAATAGCATGAATATTGAATGATTCTGCATTATGAGTTGATGCTCTCAAAGAATATCCAGTAGGAATACTAATTGGATAACGGGCATTTGAAATAAGACCATTGATTCCAAGAGTTGCACTGAATGTAGGTGTCGAGTTAGCCGGAGTAACCGCAATAACTGGAATTTCATCATACAAACGAGCAGATGTACCATCATGAATAAACAATCTGACCATACCAGCAGTTGTTGTAGCAGTAGCTACAATTGTAATGCTATCGATACGGGATCCAGATGAACCAGCAGTAAACACAGTACCTATGGTGCCAGTTCCATCACGATTAGCATTTGCTGTAGTAATGTTAACACTGCCGAATTTTGGTGTAGCCGAAAAATTTGGTGTAGTTGCCATGTTATATTATCCTTATATAAAAATGATTAAATTATGCCGGTACGAAAAGCTTCAAGCGAAGATACTGCCGGCGCGGAAATTGATGCCCAAGATCCATTCGCATTCAAGAAAAACGATGTATTTGCTTTTTGTACAGAGGTTGGTGCAATATATGAATAAGTCACACTCGAATTCGCAATAACAAAACTTGTTGTATTTACTACGGCATTAGCAGTAGTATTACCAATAACAAAACTTGTTGTATTTACTACGGCATTAGCAGTAGTATTACCAATAACAAAACTTGTTGTATTTACTACGGCATTAGCAGTAGTATTACCAATAGTGAGACTGGAACCATTAATTACAGCATTAGCAGTAGTATTACCAATAGTGAGACTGGAACCATTAATTACAGCATTAGCAGTAGTATTACCAATAACAAAACTTGTTGTATTTACTACGGCATTAGCAGTAGTATTACCAATAGTGAGACTGGAACCATTAATTACAGCATTTGCGGTACTGGTACCAACTGTAAGAACAGCGGCATTTACCGTTAAATTCGAACTGAATATATGATTATTAGTCCAACTGAATGCAAAACCTTGTGATACAGTGTTTATGTTTAGTGAGTAAACAGAGGCCGATAGAAGACCAACAACATCAATAATAGTATTACTTATGGCTGGAGTAGCAAGAGTAATACTGGTTCCATCGTTTGCTGTTACTTCAGTTCCAACAATAAGCTTTACACCATTCTTATAAACGTCAATTGAGTTTACGGTATAACCGTTTGTAATGGTGAATGTTGTATTGACGGTAGAATTTGCTGTGAATAACTGCCTTACAAAGGTTGCGCCGGCGGCAACATTGGCCCAATAAAGACCAGTTCCATTTGATGATAGAACTTGATTTGCTAATCCGGTTGAACCATTTGCGACAATGGCATTGATCGTAGCATTGCCAGATACAATGATAGAAGGTGCAGTTAACCCGTTCTTTACTATAAAGTTATTATTTGCCATCTCAGATCACTTTCCTTGAGATTGTTTTTCTTATTTATACTTTTAATTTATTTAAGTTGTTACTTGTGGTGTAATAGTTACAATACCTTCGGCTGCTCTAGTCACATATGCTCCACTAAGCAATTCAACATCATAAACATATCTTCCTGCAGTTATTGAACTTGTAGTGTTTGCATTCATTGATAGAGAAACCACGCCCGAGCTATTGCAAGTTGCAGTGAACGAAAACGAATTACTTGAAGAATAAGACTTTTTCATTTTGCTTGTTGCAGTATAAGTCGATAAATCCATTGGTTCATCATTATCGTCTTTTAATACGAATGTTTTGGTAAAGGTAGTTCCTTGATCAATAACTAAATTAATTTTTTGTGCCATATTAACCTCTTATTGGACTATAGAAGTTCTAATGAATTTAGCGACAACGTTTGCCGTAGTCGGCGTAAGTTGCAATCCAATATTACCGCCGCCGATGAGAACATCGAAAGAACCCAAAGATACACTATTAAACAATGTACCATATTCAGTTATATAAGCGGTTGTATTATCATGTATAATTGAAATTTTTGTAGAATGATAATAAGGATTAGGTGTAATTGTAGAATCTACAAGTTGAACCAAATATTCAAATGAGCGATATAGAGAAGAAGAAACAACATCAATATTTGCAGCAGTAGAGCTATTTAAAAAAGTGTAACTGTTTGCAAATTGATGACCAATTGAATTTAGTATCACTCTGCCAGAGAAAGATAAAACTGATGTTGTAGAATTTGCAGTGACAAAAAAGATATTACTTGAACCATTAGTGACTGCTAGATTTGCCTGAATAGTGAGAGCACTGTTGGAAGATAGATTACCACCTTTTAACGTATTAGCAACATAGACATATTGTGCACCGAAATGTCCATCAATATACGTATTACCAGTAGTGACTGATCCTCCAAGCGACGCGTCCGCCGTTACTACATTCTGTGACATTAGGTTGGCAAGACGATTTGTCGTTGCCAACCAAGTGCCGAATGTTTGAGTATTAGCTATCTGAGTAACCGTAATCGTCATTTACTTTTGTCCTATAAGCTGCTTAAGAATATCTTTGATCTCACCGACTTCTTTCCTTAGCTCTATTTGCTCTTGTATGATTCGGTCGACCATAGCTTCTTTTTGCTTTCTTGTTTTATATTGCGCAAGTCCGGAATTATCAGTATTTAATATAGCAGAAGAGTTGACGTCTCTAACCAATTCTTCTGCATCTTTCACTTTTATATATTTCATATTTATTAAGCCTGTAGAGCAATTGCTCTCATATCAGCAATTCTAGGGACGATGTGTGATCCTTCTTCAGATGTCATTACAATCTTAATTGAGAAAGTTTTATAAGAATGGAACAAAGCACCTGTTGATGTATAGTACGAAACGATGTTACTTTGATACCTGTCTTTAAATCCTGTGAAAGGAACATAGTAAATAGACGCCGTATTACTTGAAGCAACAGGAGTTATCAGTACTTCTGTTGAAGTTCCGGCTGTTGATAACTTAATTGTTGTTGTATTTGATTGAAGTATATTATAAAAACCATTTGCTATGGTATTTGAAACATCCCCTCTGTAATACACGAGAGATCCAATGCCAAGAGGAGTTGTGTTGGATATCGTTATCACATTCGCGGAGATATTAGTATTTCCGAATGTGCCATACACTGCATAATCAGACATTGCAGTGTTTGAACTCGTATTGACTGAGTACTTTGTTGACAAACCATAGACAAACTCTTTAAAATCACCTCTACTAACTCTACTACTTACAGAAGATGCAGCAGTGATTTGAGTTAATGGAGTCCAACTCTTTAGATCAATTAATTGAGAATCTTCGCCATTTAACAACTTAGCATATACGAAAATATTTGTATTTGAAGGTTTATAAGCAGCTAGATAGACATTCAAATCTTCAGCATCTTGACCTTCAGCAAGTACAACTCTTTTGGAGATATGCTTAGCTTTAGCAACGCCACCATTGGGTGAAGATTCATTATAAGTGTTACCATCTATGATGTTTTCAATTGCAATAACATTGGACTTAATATCATCAAAGAAAGGAGATACCTTTGTTGAACTTGAAGAAATGGGGATCTGAATCTGATAAGATTTAGAACCGCTTCCAAATTGAAGTTCATTTGATCTTGATCTAACAATACGCTCTTTATCGGTGAAGAATGTTTCCATATCAGATGTTGTCGTGGTCCATTCTGAATCTATTGTTCCGGCGTTACTCATACCCTTCATCTGAATACTAACTGTAGAACCAATTTGTGAGCAATATGAAAATTGAGGAATTATAGTCGAGTATCGTACATTATCTACCGATACCAGATTTGCTCTTGCCCCAGATTCACCACCAATCAAAATTGCTGAAGCGTTTGCTGAAACAACATTACCAAAACCAACAATAGAATTTGCGGTACTTCGTTCCAATTGTATATAGTTTGTAGATGGTGCTATTCTATTCAAATACCCGAACAATGCACCATTTGAATACATGTGACCGATCGATGCATTTGAATCAGCAAACGTCGGGGCAGTATTTAATACGATATGGGTTGTATTTGGTATAGACGTAATTGTACGAATATTTGTAATAATATTTCCATTGGAACTAATATATATCGATCTACCGGTAGTAAATGTGGTCTGTGCATTTACGGTACCATTAGCAATCACAGACACAGTCGTATTAGTTGTAGAAGTTACAGAGTTAGATCCAATTGCTAAAGTACTATTGGATACATATACCTTTTCACCTACAATAAATCCGCCACTGAAGTTATTAGCCGTCAGAAACTCCGTATCACTATTTTTATATAGAATAGTGCCGGATTGTGATGTAAATTGCTTCCTGTGAATTACAAACTTAATATCTTCTTTTTGGAACGGGGTCCAAATTCTGTTGGTAGAAGATGTAAACAATATACCTGTAGAATTATTAACAAAGATTGGTGTATTTGTTGTAATATCGTTACTACCAACTTCACCTACCCAAATATTGTAACCTTCGTTTGAACCGACTGGAATAACAACGAAGCAATACTCTAAACCTGCTTGTAAAAATACAGGAGAATCAAAGGTAAATGATGTTGCAAGAGAAGCATCAGTACTCGTGTTCACCTGCGCAGGGGTTAATGTTCTAGTTGCGAATGGTAAAATTTTTGGAGCAGGAAAGCCATTATCAACTTCTCTGATCTGCAACTCTACACCTAATGTAGGATGTTTTGATCTAAAATATACATCAATTTTATTAATAAAAACTCCAGAATTTTCTTCGGATTCCGAAATGAGGAATGTCTGAGCAATGGGGTCACCACCCCATTGCGGTATTGTAGTAACTGATGTTGAAGTTGATGAGCTCGATAAGACTTTAGATGAGACTACTCGGGACGAAATATTTGCGCCAGGAATAAGTCTTGATGTAATTTGTGGAGCTCTTGTGTTTAACCCATATCGCGCTTTTGTAATTGAAATATTACTTGCTGTATAAGTGCTTGAAGATTGAGTTGTAATGGAACTATATGCAATATTAATATCATCTGTATCGCATAATCTGAATACTCTATCACCAGTTTTAAATGTTTGTGTTGGAATATCAAAATAACCATATACAACACCAGTGGAATCACTTATCAAGGATGACCCTTTATTTCCTGTTGCAATGCCAGATGAATTAGTAGGCGTACAGTGCTGTGATACTGCTATCCCATCAAAGTAAGCAAACAGTGTTGTGTTTGGCTTTAAATTAAACCCTGAAAAGAATATGCGGCGAGGTCTAATAAACGGTTGAATTGAAACATCTTGTACAATTTCGCCGAAATCAAAAGCGGTGTTCAGATTTGTAGCACTAAAATCTAACTGTTGGCTTTGAGTTGTCTCAGTAGTTGTAGCTACAACATCTGTTGTTCTGGTAGTAGTTGTCGTAAACCCTGAAGTACTTACCGATGTTCTTACATTTGTACCTGTTGTGGTTGTTGAAATAATACGTTCAGGTCCGATTAGATTCGGAAGACCATTAATGAAATTTGTCAAACCAGATAAGTCAATATTACCAACGATATCGGGTCCAACATCAATATCTGGTTGAGCATCGCCTTCGGGATTTAATAGTAAATTGCCGGTCCAGACATATAACACGTTTTCAACGCAATTTCTTGTTTTTGAAGCAAATGGTTGCTCGATGTAAGAGACAGTATTACTAGCAAGTGTGATTAAACTACCTTGCTTGACCACATTAACACTGTTATTAGCATCAAAATCGATATCGACATATGTTCGTTTGATCGTAGGAGACAACTCTTGCATCTTGATGTCAATCGCTGCCTTGTATTCCGGATTAGCCGTATCTGATACAGAAAATCCTTTAAAGGAATCTACCACAAAACCATTTTTGAATCTATCTAGACCTGCATCGTCTTTGATACTCAGAGTCTTGGCAGATGTCTCAAGTAGTGATAGAGAGGTATAGTATTCAAGACGAGCGACTTTCTTATCGATTACCCCAATATCTCGCATTGTATATCTGCGATGTTGTTGTAGATCAATAGATACACCATAGTCGTATCTATTATAAGTTCTAACATCGGTTTGTGATAATGAAGGATAAGGAGGAATTGTCACAGTCCCAAGTGTCATTGTTCCATCCTGATCACGCGGACTTATTGGAGAAGGCGACGGCGCACCTTCAACAACATTGATATTACCATCTTGAGACAATGCAATCTTAACCTTGCGCCCCAGATAATATGTGAATGCTGTATTGAAGTTTGTATCAGGCGATGGTGCATATGCACCATCTGGATCGATATTCAAAACAACATTAGCAGATGGATTAGTTGTAGCATTTGCTATAACTGTTGCGCTATTTGCTGTATTATTTGCATATGGTCTAAAGTCAATAGTGTCTCTGAGATCATACGCATTGCCTGTATCTGATATAAAGACAGGAATTTCTGGAGTAGTAATCGCCGTTGTATTTGCTGTATTCGCATCATCTATCGGATACGATGCAACAGAGAAATAACCAATACCACCAGAATAGTTAGGTATCAAGTGATCTAATTCGATAAGAAGTACAGCATTTAAACCCACAGTATGACCACTTCCTGGCTTCAATGATAGATATGCATAGTCATACAATCCACCTCTTTGCCCACTATCTAGGACAAAGAAATCTGATCGGTTTGGATTTGTATTACTATATGTCGTACCTTGATAAACACCGCGAATCTTAGTTACATCAGCAATGCCGAGACACCATGGGCCAGAAGTTGCAGTAGGATGAGTATTAGCTTGAATCTTTACATATCGATTTTTATTAATTGTTTTTGCTGCTTGTACAGCACCTGTTCTAAACACATCATAATATATTGAAGCAACGAATGTAGATGCAAGATTAGTACCTAGATTAAATATAGCAGAAGAACCATCAGAGGCTACCGAAACGTTAGCTGAGTCTTCTCTAGAGAAAGAAATAGGGACACCTGCTGGGAAAAAGCGAGAAATATTATTGCTCGCAAGAGACAAGGTGAATGCATTAGCTACAGACATAGATACATTGTTAGAAATAGTCGTAATTCTTCCAGTATTAAATGTAGACACACCTCCAATATAAACCCAATCACCAACTGCGTATTCTGTAGTAAAAGATGTTCCCGATCCAGTAATAACATTAGAAGTACTTGTAATCGATACAACACCCGTAGAATTTGTTGCACGCGCAGATGTATTAGCAATTACTAAAAATCTCAACTCATTCGCTTCGGATAGAGAACCAGTCAAGGCAATTACATCTGTACCACCTGGATGTGATGTTGGTGGTGTTAGAGTCGCTGTACCATTTGCCTGGAATGTGCGAGTTGTATTTGTCTTATAGAAAAAAGAAGTTGCAGTTGTATTGATATTGCGCACGGCATTACTGCCTAGATTAAAGATTAGATCGGGCGATGCTGTTTCACGAAGAACAGCAACACCACTGGATGTTACAGTATCAGCATATGCTGCAACACCGGCTGAATTAGTTGCGTAGATTGAACGAACATCTTCAAAACTAAAACCGCTTGCCGTTATTTTAATATCAAACAGATACATTTTATATTGACAATCAGGTGTACCTGGAGTTCCGGAAAAATGATCTAATGCTCGAATCTTTGCGGTACCAATCTGAGTTGCTGGAGCCGATCCACCTACGGTGTAATTAGCAGACGTTAATTTTGTCGAAGCAACGGCATATAGACCAACATCATCTAAATTGTTAGTATCAAATGGTCCAGCCAATTCCTTCACATAGGTATAATTACCATAATTGGCTGTAATAATCTGATTGGGAAAATATACTGTATCAGTTCCCTTACGAATATCAGTACGAACTTTATCCGAATATTCTACTCTATAACCTTGAACATAACCTAACCCTTTGCTAACCTCGAGGACGAGATTGTTTGAATTTGTCGTATTGGATACCACACTTAATTCAAACGGACTTACGATATAATTACCAGATTCCTCATATGTACGACGGGCCATTTCTGCGGCGAGTTTTCCATACTTTGGATCTTTCAATTGAATCGAAGGTTGTCCAGAATTAAAATTGATTATTGAGAAAAAATTAGATGTATTAGATACAGATTCTCTCACTGTTAAGACACCGGCGAGCTTTAGTCGATTAGCACCAGGTGCGTTATAATTAGTGGAACCAAGAGCATTATCAAATAAGGTAGGATCGGCATCTGCAGTCACAATTGATTCAGACATGACAAACCCAACCGAAGAGTTGCCGGCATTAGTTGAGTACTTTGATACAACTACAGTCTGCGGATTTATACGAACGAAAAAACCATTCTTAAAAATGGTACCTTCTGTAATCGACACTGCATAACCATTGCCAACCGGAGAATATGAAGAATTAGCAACAGTAATAGAGGAAATAGTGACGTTTTCTGGAGAAACAACCGAAATCGGCTCGTCGGCATCGAATGTTTTCTGTTGAGAACCATTTGCGTAATTTGCTGAGTTAATATATTTGATATATAACGTATTGAGATTTGGACTATTTGACTCTAGACCCTGGATTGAGTTTACAATAACTGCTTGTAGATTAGAAGATGATACAACTCTATTCCCAATAAAATCAGACACGGAAATAGTAGAACCAGCTACAGTCGTATCTGTTATTTTAATATAATTATAATTTGGTTCAAGACTTACACCACAACCATCCACAATGGAACCATCTTTGAAAATTTGACTTCCGAATTTATCGATCTGATTTTGTAGGATTGTTTGTAATTGAGTTAGTTCTCTAGCTTGAACTGCAGTGCCAGGTCTAAACAAGACTCTATGAAAATTATTATTTGCATCATAATCATCAAAATATGGTATTGCATTAAAATTTGTCTCTAAAGGCATCCAGATATTCCTCTTTTAAAATTTAATTATAAGTCTTATTTCTTCGGTCGTAGATGTAGTTCTATCTATAACTGAATTGGAAGCTTCCGTATAGATTACCTTACCAGAATTTCTTATAAGATCAGGATTAGTAGTCAAACTTACAATGCCCTGAGCTGTTGAATTTTGTCCAGTGATGATTGAAGTCCCTACTTGAAAATTATTCCCTTCGATATCGGAAAGAATAAGAACAGATCTAACCTGTTGAATCGTTGCATTAGCGCCAATTCCATTAACAATCACATTGTTACCAGAAAATGAAGCTGAATTGGAAACACTTGTAACTTTAATATAAGACGTATTAGCAAATGTTACCTTACCATTAGCAGATGTATTAGAATTTGTAACAGTATCACCAACTGAAAAATTACCAGATGTTAACGAAATTGTAAGATCAATATCACTCGTCTTATTTATAACCCTACCTTTAGCGTTTGTATTTGCCTGAACTACATATTCAAATGTCTGGAATGATCCTGTTACACTCGATAGTGTAACTCTTGATGTTTGATTAAATCTATTAGCAAATGTAGTTGTTATATCCTTTGTTCCATCTGAGGTTTTAATCTGTGTAATTGTGGCTTGAGCATTAGATGTGGATCCTGAAATTACCATACCATTAGCAAACTGACCTATGATATCGGTTAAATATACATTGTTACTTTGTAATGAAACCACTCTAGCTCTAGCGCCTGTATTTGCTTGTGTAATAGTCTCATTTGATACAAATGTTTTGGTTGCAACAGAGACCACATTTGCAGTGGAACCTGAACTATATGCGTATAGCGTATTAGATTGTACGAATGTACCTCTAACATCTTTCAATTGCAGGACCGTAGAGTTACCGGATACAACGATACCGGTAGCATTTGAGGTATTCTGAACAACCACTTCGTTTTCTGTCCAAATACCAATTTGTGATGAAAGTCCTAATTGAACTCTTGTAAAATTTGACACCGTAAGAGTCGTATTAGCAAACTCTGGGGTATTTAAAATACCAATTTTTCTAAATGAAACTGTTGAAGGATAATACCAACTTTCACTCGACAACGCATTGAACTTTGTAGATATAGCAGCATATCTTCCTCCTAGCTCACGAACAGGATCTGATCCATGACCATTAACAGGGGAGATTACAGGAGAAATCACCGCATTTGATCCATATAGTGTATTTGCATACACTTGGACATTTGCATATGTATATCCAGATCCTGGATTAATCACTGTAATTCTTGAGATACTATTACTCGATCCAATAGATGTATTGACATTCGCAATTGCAATAGCACCAGTACCATCACCTGTTATCTTGACAGTAGGTCCAATATAATACTCAATACTATTTTGGCTAAGATCTACCGAACCGATCAATTGTGCAATACCCGAATTTCCACCTGACGATGTTACAAAATCAACTAGTTGGCCCATGACGAAGTCGCCAATTGGATTTTTAACTGTAATATTAGGTCTAGAATCGATTGTCGAAATATCAGAAACAAGAGCGGAGGAATCACCTCTAACTCTCTGATTCACTAACCATGTGCCTTGAATTGATGATATGAACAGAGCAGACGAATTAGAAAATGCAACCGTGCCGTTAGCATTCAATGATGCATTAGACGAATCAACTAACTTTACTTTTTCTCCGATTATAAAAAAAGCGCCGTTAACCGAAGTATTAGTAATTGCAATAGTTATTGAGTCCAAATTAGTATTAGAGATAATACCATTTGCCTGTTGAATAACAATAGATGTAGGCAAAGCGGCTGTAGATATCTTAAATGTATTAGCACTCGAGATAGTATTCACAAATCCTTTATTAACTACTATAACAGTCGAATTTACAGATTCAATTTTTCTAATATTTGAGTTAGCATTTTCTCCGATTCGAATAAAATCATTATTAGAATAATCACTGGTAAATGTTGCACCTGAAGCGGCATTTGTAGCATATAAAGCTCTAGGTAGTATTCTTGCTATTGCTGAAATGCCTTGCAATACGTGTCCAGTTTGATTCAATCCTGGCGTTAGTAGCAATCTATTACCTGCCGCCGTGTTTGATGTATTTGAAAGAGCAATTGTTGTTGCATTAGCAAATTGTATGAAATAAGTTGTATTATTTGATAGACCAGTAATTACTGTATTACCAGCGTTTACATTATATCTAATCCTATCCCCCTGAACAAATGCAGCTGCACTTGATAGAGTAATTACGTTATTGCTGCCTTCACCTGTTCCGCCGGTAACGGCTGTATTTGAATTAAATGTTTGCGCGACTGGTGCCGCTACTATTATAGATGGTTCTGTAATATAATTGTTACCAGCATTGGTTATATTAATAGCTGTAATTTTACCGGTCGAATTAGCTTGAGCATTCGCCGTAGCACTGGAACCTGTATTTGATGTGATCGTAACAGTTGTGTTCGATGTATAT